AGACGAATAGGTAACTTTGATATCAGACTAGGTCTTCCTAGAGACAAGTCTTTAGCTGATGTTGCAGGTGACCCTAGGTTAAAAAGACGACCAGGTGGTTCAGGTCAAATACAAAGGTTTCAATCACAAATAAATCAAGGTGAAGGATTTGCTAGACCTAATAGATATTTAATTGTTGTACATCCACCACAAAAATTGCAATTATCAGCAGGTGGACCACCATCTCAATTAGGCAGAAATGATGATGTTAATGAATTAAAGAGCTCTCAAATTAGAGAGAATGTTGGATTAATGTGTAGTGCAGTAACATTACCTACAAGAGATATTAACACAGCTGATCATAGAATGTATGGACCAGGTAGAAAAATGCCTTATGCATATTCATTTAATGGTACTATAGAATGTTCTTTTTATGGTGATAAGTTTTTAAGACAAAGGTTATTTTTTGAAAACTGGCAAAAGGGTATTATGGATATCAATAGCCACAATATGAGATACTATGATGATTATGTTGGTAGTATAGATATTTTTACATTAGGTCAGTTTGACGCAGGAAAAGAAGATGAAGCTAGAGTTACATATGGTGTTAGATTGTATGAATGTTATCCACAAACAATTGGTTCTATTGAATATGCATATGCTAATAATGATCAAGCGACTATTGTTCCTATAACATTGAATTTTAGAACATGGAGAAATTTAACCATTGATCAGGTCAATGGTGCAACTGTAGGGCAAGCTATTGGTGATGTGCCTACAATTAAAGCAAGTAAAGATTTTGGTTTGTTTGGTGGTATATTAAATAAACTGCCTGCTGAATTTAAGAGAGCAGGTAGAGATATACTACAAACGGCAAAAAGAAATCTACCTATTGGTAGAGTAACTGGTGGTAGATTATTTCCACCATTTGGTTAATACATTAAGAAGAAGGAGATAATATTATGGCATTGCCTATATTAGATACAGCGAAATATGAATTGACATTACCATCAAGTGATGTACAAGTACAATATAGACCTTTTCTTGTAAAAGAAGAAAAGATTTTATTGATGGCTATGGAATCAGAGAACGCTGCTGAAATTACAAAAGCGTTAAAAGAAATTGTACACACATGTACATTTGGTACTATCAATGTTGATATGTTACCTACATTTGATTTAGAATATATTTTTTTAAATATTAGAGCTAAGTCAGTTGGTGAAGTTGCAAAACTTAAATTGTTGTGTCCAGATGATAAAGAAACTTACGCAAATGTTGAGTTAGATTTATCTACAGTTGAGGTACAAGTTGATGATAAACACAGCAATGAGATACAAATTAATGATAAGATAAAAATGGTTATGAAGTATCCAACAATTAATAGTTTTGATCCGACTATTGACGCCGCTAAATTAAAAACAGAGCAATTATTTGATATTATTGCTGATACTGTTTATGAAATTTATGAGGGTGAAACCGTACATAAAGGCAGTGATTATAGTAAAGAAGAAATGAAAAAGTTTATTGAGTCATTAACAAGTGACCATTTTGCTAAAATACAAACTTTCTTTAATACTATGCCAAGATTGCAACATGAATTAGAGGTTGAAAACCCTAAAACAAAAGTGAAGAGTAAAGTAGTTTTGAGTGGGCTACAAAGTTTTTTCGTATCGCCCTCTCACATGACAACCTAGAAAATTTATTCCAGGTGAACTTTGCTTTAATGCAACATCATAAATATTCTTTGACAGAGTTAGAGAATATGGTACCGTGGGAGAGGGAAATTTATGTAGATTTACTAGTCAATCACATAAAAGAAGAAAAAGAAAAGGCTAGAGAACAAGAGAGAAAAAGATAATGGCTGAAGAAGAAAAAATTATAGTGCCTGCTGATAAACCTCAAATCACTAAAAAAGTGAAGGTTGATTTAGAAGTGGATACTAGTGTAAAAGATATGGGTCCTAATCCATATGCAAAATTAATTCATATGGCAAGAGCTGTTGACGCTTGGAGAATATTTCCAAGATTGTTCTTAACAGTTTATATTATTCTATTATACAAATGTGTGATATGGTATATGAACTTAGGTGCTCCGACTATGGAACAGAGTGGGTTAATCAGTATCGTTGTTGGTGCTGGTGCTGCCTGGTTTGGTCTATACACTGGCACAAGTAAAAGTAAAAAATAATGGCGTTAAGAGATTCAATCGTAGGTGCAGTACAATCAGGTCAAATGGCCGTAGGTTCTGCCTTAACAGGAGGTGGTGCTGCTATTGCAGATAGTGGTAGTGGTGCAGTACCTTTACTAGAAGACTTACGAGGTATCTCCAGAGAAAATGAAGGCAATACAGAAAGACTTACAAATGTATTAAAAGAAATGTTTGCCTTTGATAAGACAAGATTTCAGAGAGATAGAGACCAACAAAGAGAACAAGCAAAAGAAGCCTTACAGGCACCATCAGGTGGTGGTGGAGGTGGTATGCCATCTATGGAAGATATGACAGGTGGTTTTGGTGCAAAAGGTTTAGCTGCTATAGCTGCTTTGGCTTTCTTTGCAAAAGGTATGGGTGTTAATACAGACATACTAAAACTACCACAACAATTAAAATCTATAAAAGCAATGGCTACTTTTGCTAAAGGTATTGGTACAATAGGTACATTAGGTTTTGGTCCTAGAATTTTAAAAGATATAAAATTAGTATTAGATCAATTTGGTGGCAATTTTATGAAAATGTTTAGAACAAATATTAGTGGACCATTAAATACAAGATTTGTAGCAATTGCAGATAACATTAAAAAAGGTCCTCTAGGTGGAATTATGAAAACTTTTCAAACGGGAGTTATACAACCTATCAAAAACTTTTTTGGTGGTGGTGCAGTAAAAGGTGGCGCATTTAAAGCTATATTAGGATTATTTGATGATGCCAAAGTAGCATTACAAGGCGTGATAAAACCAATTAAAGGTTTCTTTACAGGTTTAACAGGTGCAGGTGGTTTATTTAATGCAGTAGATGGACCGATTGCTAAGATATTACAACCAATAAAAACAATAGGTAAAACTATTGGTAAATTATTCTTGCCGTTAACAATCATACTTGGTATATTTGATGGTGTATCAGGATTTATGAAAGAGTATGAAAACACAGGTTCAATTGTTGATGGTATTCGTGGTGCAGTAGTGGGTATTGTAGATGGTTTCATAGGTACATTTGTTCGACTAATTACAGATTTAGTTGGTATGGCACTATCATTTTTAGGTTTAGATAATTTAGGTAAGTTTATTACAGAGTTTGGTGAAAATATTACAGGTTTCTTTAGTGACGCCATTGGCGGTATAGTTGATATTATTACAGGTATATTCACATTAGACTTTGATAGAATTTTAAAAGGTTTTGGCAATTTATTTTCAGGCACAGGCAATTTCTTTTTCACTGTATTAACGGCGCCGATTGACATGGCAGTAAACTTTATAAAAGACATATTTGGTTTTGGTGACCCCGAAAAGCCATTTAGTTTAAAAGATTTCTTTTTAGGAGAAGAGGGTCCTGTTATGATGGCATGGGATTGGTTTACAAGTTTATTCTCATTTGATTTTCAATCATTAAAACAAAAACTATTTGACATGGGTTCATTATTTAAAGGTCTTGCAATGGGTGGTATTGCAGCTGCTAAGGCAGTATTACCAGGTGGTGAATCACCAGGTGAGGCATTTAAAAGAGTATTCGATAGTTACACAAAAGGTAATGAGGTATCAACAGATGTTGAAAGTGGTACAGAAATATCTAAACTTACAACACAAGACATTCAAGGAAATACAACAGAGGCAACTTATAAAACTAGCACGTTAGATAAATCTAGTAATAGTAATCAAGCTGCCATTATATACAATGACCAATCTACAAAACAAGTTTCTAATTCTAATAGTATGAAGAGTGAAACTTATACTGGTAGTTTAAATGTAAATATTGACCCTTATTTTGATAGATACCTTTACAATCAAACAGCTTAGTATTGACCTAGGTCT